TTATATATAATTAATTATGAGAAACAAACAATTATTTGCCAATAAATTAGGTCAAATTGATGGTAAACTTAAAGCAGTACGTGTTTTAATTACCCGTCCTAATACTAGAGAAGAGCTTAGTCAAGCCCTTGATTCTATCGATAATTTGATGGAAGATTTGAGTGACATGCTCGAAAACGAAAATTAATATTTAAATTAAAGTTATGAACCTTACTGCTGAACAAATCCAAAACAATTGGAACGAATTTTTGGGTATTATTGAAGAACATATTTCTTCACCCCGTAAAGAAAAACTATTGGAATTCTATAACCAATATGCTGAGCGTGTTATGCTTATGCCGGCTGCTCACAAAAAAGAATACCATAATGCTTTTCCTGGAGGTTATGTAGAACACGTAATTCGTGTTGTACGTTGTGCTTTAAAACAACACCAATTGTGGGCTGTAGAAGGAGCTGATGTATCTGGTTACACTATTGAGGAACTAGTATTTGCTGCTCTAAATCATGACCTTGGTAAGATGGGAGACGAAGAACACGAATCTTATATCCCCCAGACTGATAATTGGAGAAGGGAAAAATTAGGAGAAGATTACATGTTCAACACCAAACTCCCATTCGCTTCAGTTCCAGACCGTGGTTTGTTTATGCTTCAATCTCACGGCATTCAGTACACATTTAACGAGATGCTTGCTATCCAAACTCACGATGGTTTGTATGATGAGGCAAATAAGAAATACTTAATGACTTATATGCCAGAACAAAAACCACGTACTTGCCTCCCATTCGTTCTCCACTTTGGTGATATGATGGCTGCTCGTATTGAGTTTGAGCGAGAGTGGTTACCTAAATTGAAAGGTAACGTGCCAGAGCAAAAAAAGAATTTTACATTGAATGACAAGCCTAAGAATGCTCAAAGCAAACAGCAAAAAGCACTAGGTTCAATCAAAAGTGAAGGATTAAGAAATTTATTAGATAATCTATGATATATTTAGTAATTATATTATCAATTATAGTCGTGGTCTTAGGATACTCGACTTTTAATCTTTTGCGTAAAAACGAAAAACAAGAAGATATCTTAGCGGGTTATCTAAATTACTTAGATAAAATCTCGCGAGTAATAGAGGTTTCAGATAAAAGATTAAAGGACATTGACGCACGTGGCACCTTTAAAAGTGATGACGAAGTAGGTTTTTTCTTTCAAGCTATTAAGCAATTACAAGATATCTTAAACGAGTTCCAACTCCGTAAATACTGATATCTTAATAATGGCAAAAAAACCACAGGATAAAAACTACTTTACTCAAGACACAGAGAATGCTATAGTTGAATATAATAATTCAACTTCATTTTCTCATAAGGAAAAAATTTATCACGAACGTATCCACTATCCGTTTTTTAAATTAACGGAAAATATAATTCATACCTTTAAGTTTTATTATACTGAGGTAGAGAATATTGAAGACCTCCAACACGAGGTTATTACTTTCCTACTGACCAAAATGCACCACTTTAACCCTGAAAGAGGAGCTAAAGCATACTCATATTTTGGTACTATTGCTAAACGTTATTTAATTATCTCTAACCAGAAAAATTACAAGAAACGTATAGACAAAGCCCCAGTAGAAGAACTTTATAAGGATGATAACCATTCTTATAGTTTAGATGATACTAATTATCTAAACGACCCACTAACTCAATATATAGATTTATTTGTAAATCATTGTACCGAAAATATATTTGAGTTATTTCCTAAAGATAAGGATGCTGCTATTGCCGACGCGATTCTTGAACTATTCCGTAAACGAGATGAGATAGATGTGTTTAATAAAAAAGCACTCTATATATATATTCGTGAAATGGTTGATGCTAAAACTCCCAAAATTACTAAGATAGCAAATCAACTATACGATATATTTAAATCTAATTATATATTTTATTTAGAGCACGGATATACAAAGTTTGAATAGTTCATATTTATAAAAAATAAATGTCATAAATATGAGCCAACAATTTGACAAAGTAGTTTTTGGTAAAAAGAAATTCTCGGACTTACTCGAGGAAATATACAACAACCAAAAACGCCGTGAAGCGCAGGTATCAGCGCTTATTTCCGAATTAAAACCGATGGTTTCCGACATTGGTGATGCTACCCTTATTGTTCCTCTTATTAAAGAATACCTAGAAATCGGAGTTAAAAACGATGATGCTTTAATTAAAATGGCAACATTAGTTCAACGTGCCCTATCTAATACTAGTGAAGAAGGTGGTTTAGGAATTTCTGATGAGGAAAAACAACAATTACTTGATGAAATAGATAAAATTCAAAAAAGTAAATAATGAGTATTTTTGGGGGTAATAATCAAAATAATGGGTCTATTGATCAACTCCTTAGACAACTCTCATCCCAGTTTGTTTTTGGGAGAGTACTCTCTATAGACCAATCCCAAAACGTTAATACTAACGGATCTATCAATGTAGAGATAATGAGAGTAAGAGCTTCCCCTGAAGCTTCACAAATAGTATCTGCTCAACCTTTTTTCACTAATATAAAAAATTACCCTTTAACTAATGAGGTAGTTTTTTTAGTAACAGGTCCCAAATCTAAGTACTCTCAAAATACTGGGGGTACTACTTATTACTATTTTTCTCCATTAAATATGTGGGGTAATGTAAATACTAACCCTACCCCAAACCCATATGCTAATACTTCTACTGTAAGTACTCAAAAAAGTATTAGTCAAATTGAAGCCGGTGCTCCCAATCAAACTTCAACTCAACCCCAAACTAGCTTTAAACCTGGTACTTATTTTGAAGAAAAGAGTAATATTTTTCCCATATACCCATTTGAAGGAGATACAATAATTGAGGGTAGATTTGGTAATAGTATACGATTTGGAAGTACTAATATATTAGATAATACTCCTTTAAATAATTGGTCTAATGGATCAGTAAATGGGGATCCTATTACTATTATAAGAAATGGTCAAAACCCAAATCTTACAGGTAGTGCACAATCTTTAGTAGTTGAAGATATTAACCAAGATCTATCAGACATTTGGTTAACATCTACCCAGCAAATCCCTATCTCAGCATCTTCTACATTTTATGATAGTTACCAACCACAAGATGCTCCAACTACTCCAAACCAGTATGCTGGTAAGCAAATCATAATCAACTCAGGACGTTTATTATTTAATACTACAGAAGACCATTTAATGTTTTCTTCTAAAAAGTCTATTAACCTAAACGCTGTTCAATCTGTTAATATAGATGTAACAGGTCCTTTTGTAGTTCAAGCTGGTGAGATTTTCTTAGGTTCTAAAGACGCTAATGAATCTGTTTTATTAGGTGATTCAACTGTTGAGTTACTTAAAAGTATATTTACAGATATTGGTACCCTTTTAAGTGTAATGAGTCAACAAGTAACTCGCCCTACAGAAACAGGTTTAGGAGCTTTAGCTACTATAGCTTCAGCTGTTCAAGAAAATTTAAGTGGTTATATAGCTCAATTAGAAGATGTTAAATCTGAATTTGTAAAAGTTGAATAATGGCTAGTTTCTTACAAAATCTTCAAAAAACTAAAGATACACTTACAACATTAGAAACAGTTGCGAGTCAATCTTTTTCTGATATTGTTTTAGAAGCAGCTGGTCTCACCATCCCAGAATTACCTTTACCTACTCAAGAGGAAGTAAATGAGTTTTTTATTAAAATTGGGGACATTGAAAATAAACTTAACACACTTCCCCCAACTCAATGGAGTGAACTTCAATTTTTAGAATGGAAACGTTTAGTTAGACAACAGGCTAAACGTGAAAAAGTAAATAATGAAGCTAAAAAATCTCCTAAAAAATTAAAAGAATATAGAGAAAAACAAAAAGCTAAAAAAGCCGAAAAAAAAGAAAAAATTGATTTAGTTAAAGAAGATATTCAACAGTTAGAACAGGACATTCCTGAGGATCAAAAACCTAAAGGTGTTCAAAAAATGCCTAATTTTATAGAGCGTTTAATTAAAACTACTTTAAAATTTTCTTTACCTCTTATATTTAATATGATTCGAGAAGCAGGTATAGAAAAATTTGAAGAAACAAGACAAAAATTATTAGATGCTGCTAAAGCTAAAGCTGCTGCCTTAGGTTTACCCAACCCTCAAAATTTATCAACTGAAGATTTAGATAATTTAAGACAACAAGCCTGTCCTACTCCTGCTACTCTTCAATCTATTCTAGAAAAAAGAAATAATTTAGTTAATTACTTAAACAACCAACAAACACGAGTTGATAATATTAAAGGAATAATCACCATTACAGGTGATTTTGCTGATTTTTTACAAAAAACATCAGAAGTTTTAGGATTAACTAGTTTTGTAATTAACCAAGCTGTTAAAGTAATCCCCTTAGTCCCTGGTGTTTTAGTCTCAGTAGCTAAAGATATAGACACTATAAATGAAGCTTTAAAATATGATACAAAAGGTGATCCTCGTATTCCTAAACTTCAATCACCAATTTCAAGTGCTTCACTACCTATAAACATGTTTTCTAATTTAATAGCTAAATTAGTAGCTATATTAGGGGCTTTTGACCAATTAATTACATTATGTAATCCTGATTTAGCCGGACAATTAGTCCAACTTTCAGATAGTGTGTTATCTAATACTGCTAATCAAGTTGTAGCAGATGGAAATACTTATAAAGGTTTTAGATTAGAAATTGAAACCTTCCCTTATACCGATACTGTTAATAGAAATAGAGCAGTCGGTAAAAATGCAGATGGTATAACTTTAATAGCTACAGAATTATCATTTGCCTCAGACCCTCAAGTTCTTATTGAGGAACTCAAATTAATAATTGACCGAGACAATTTAAAAGCTTATTAAATTAATATTTATAACATATGAAAACCGCGGAATTAAAAAACTTAATTAAAGAAGCCGTAAGAGAAGCTATTCAAGAGGAATTAAAAGATATTCTTTTGGAAGCAGTTCGTGCTCCAAAAGCACCAATCATTGAAACTCCTATAGGAGGAATTGGGTATGGAGTAGCTAATTCTAATACAACCAAACCTGAAAAATCATACGCTGAAAAAAAAGCAGCATACGCTGACATGTTAAATGAAATGAAAACTATGTCATTCAATTCTTCAGATGCTAGAAGCATGGGTACAGATGCTAATACCCTTCAAATAGCTCCTGGTATGAGTACTATGGGTGAAGGTTCTAAATTACCAGATGGTAATGTAGGTCTAGATATGATTATGGGCTTAATGAATAAAAAATAATGCCTTACAACGCTCAACAAATCCCACCAATTGATTTCCGTCCTGGTAGAGCGGTTGGGGTAGCGTTACCTTTTAATGGTCCTGCTTGTTTTAAATCAACCTACACTACAGGTGAAGCAGTAAAAGCTAATTTAATTGATTATTTTTTAACCAATACTGGTGAAAGACCATTAAATCCTACTTATGGTGGGAATTTACGTCAATACATTTTTGATCAAATTTCTACTGAAAATTTAGATGGTATAAAGCAAGATATTCAAAATAAACTTGCTCAAAATTTCCCTACAGTCAACATTCAAAGATTAGATATATTATCACAACCTGATTACAACATAATCACTGTTCAAATATTCTATAACGTGATTAATACTACAATCTCTGGAGAACTAACATTAAATTTATAAAATGGCAGTTACACGTAACATAAAATATATTAATAGAGACTTTTCTACCCTTAGACAAGCTCTGATTGATTATTCTCGCACATATTTCCCAAACACATACAATGACTTCACAGAAGCATCACCAGGTATGATGTTCATGGAAATGGCTGCTTATGTAGGTGATGTTCTTTCTTTTTACCAAGATAACCAATTCCAGGAAACATTTATTCAATACGCTAGAGAAACAAGTAATTTGTATGATTTAGCTTACATGTTTGGTTACAAACCTAGAGTAACCGCTACTGCTACTACTACAGTTGATTTTTACCAGCAAGTTCCTGCTTTGTGGTCTGGTGGTCAACAAATCCCGGATTATAGTTACGCTATAACAATCCCAGCTAACACTCAGATTCAATCACAAAATAATAGTGATATTAACTTTATTATTGAAGATCCTATAAACTTTGCAGTTTCATCTTCAATGGATTCTACTACAGTATCAGTTTATCAACAAACCGGAGGTGTGGTTGATTATTTCCTACTTAAAAAAAGCAGAAAAGCTATTTCAGGAAATATTAGAAGTACTACATTTAGTTTTTCTCAACCTGAAGAATTTGCGACTCGTATTATAGCAGACGAAAATATTATAGGAATTTTAGATATAGTAGATTCTGTTACAGGTGAAAAATGGTACGAAGTTCCTCACTTAGCAGATGAATCAGTATTCATATCTGTAGCTAACACAAACCCAAACGATCCAAACCTTTATTTAGATCAAGACGCTCCTAACTTACTTAAGCTACAAG